AGAATTTCCTGAGTGGCAGTGTAATGTCTTACGGACCGAAACCATCTGTCTAGCTTCGTGAAGAAAATTCTGTCTATCTTATCTTGTTTCACATCTTCCAGAAGTCTCTGCAACTCATCTCGCTTAACTTTTGTTCCGGAGAATCCATCATCCACATATTCACCGACCAAAATCATGTCATCATGCTCCATAACGTATTTCACCAGAGCATCTCGCTGTGCCGGTATGGAGTCACCTTCGTTTGCCTGACGATCTGTACTGACACGACAGTATATTCCTATTCGTTTTATTTTTTTCACCTCCTTAATAGTCTTCCAAGCTTATTCCCAAAAGCATATCTAACCGCATCTGTTCTTTTGCTAGTCTGTCCTTTGCTTTATACCATTCCGTCTCATCCTTGGTTTCGACAAGTTTCCTTTGTAACCTTTGTATCTTACCTTTTAGTGACCGGATCTTTTTCTTCTTTTCACGTTCTTTTTCTTTTTCGTCTTTTTGTAATAATTCTAGGATGAAGCGTGAAGGTTTGTATTCATGGTTCGAAACATAATTTACAAACAAAGAAGGAAATTGTTTACGGTATCCAAAGTATTCCATCAGTTCCAATGATGCTTGTGTTGGAAAAGGATTTATACTTTTTCTAAACTGGTTCATGTTCATCAAAGCAATATTCGCAGCACTTATTGAAATTCCAAAATATGAAGATATGGAATCTGTCGTCCTAAGATTCTCAGCATATATTATGGGTCTTGGTGCCAGAAGATTTGATGCAAACGTATCAGCAACATCCTCATTATCGGATACCATCACCAGATGGCCGATTTCATGTGCTTTCGTAAAAAGAATCCGTTTGCTGTACAATTCATCGTTTAAATACATTTTCTCTTCTTTACGGACAATAAAACCATCTCTTGATATTTGTTTCAGTCTTTGTAATTCTTCTTTGTTCCCATCTGCTTTTTGCTTATATGTTATTACTTCGTATCCGAATCTTTGCAAAATCAAATCACAGTCTACCGGAAACGATTTTATGTTACAATGCTGATATACTTCCAAGATTTCTGCTTCGTACATTTTTATAACCCATCCGTATTATCTGAACCAAAATTGGATGCTTCTGTTGAACCGGAAGAGGATGATATTGCATCACTGGCAACTTGTAACAGATTGTCCCCTTCTTTCCAAGCATAAATGATTCGTATTCCATCATCTAATTGGAACTGTGCTTCTGTATCGATATTCTCTCTTGTTGCAAGAATAACCTCAGTATTGTTTGCTCCTTCCCAAAATGTGTAAGTGTAATAATAGCCCATCCAGTTATCCCTGTCTTCTTCAGAATTGTCCGGATCGCCATATAAACCGGATAATTTGTTTTTCAAATCTTCAGACATTCCATACAGATTTTCTGGTTCGAACATATATTGGGCTGCATACAACATACTCAGACTTTCATCCGTATTCGGAACATTATCTATTGGTTGATATGCATAGAACATTTCGACTTCTGTTGGAGTATAACCAGCTACAGAAATATTAAAATACTGGTCTGTGTAAGCAGATGAACTAATGTTTATATCGTTGTTATCAAAATCAATTCCTTTAATCTGGCTGTCGTATACTACTTCATCAATGGAGCATGTCGTTGACCATTCACCTGAGATGTGAAAGAAGTCTGCTCCCTGGAATTCCTTCTCTGCTTCAACACATGAAGTTCCCCACGGAATATCCCGAAACAAAATCTCTTTGTCGGTTTTTGCAAAAACGGGCATGCTAAAAGAAAGTACAGATCCAATTATAATTGTTGAAGTAATTAATCTTTTCATTTTTTATATCCTCCTATCATGATTTTCTTTTTCTGGCAACCAGTTCCGAATTTCCACTCAAATACTTTTCCAATTCAATTCTCTTTGCTAACGGAAGGGCTTTTAATTCATCAGCCGTAAAGGTGATTACGTTGACTTGATTATCAGATTTACACCGTTCATATTCTATCTGAAGAACACTGTCTATAATTTCAGTCCCGTGGTCATCAAGAGAACGATACTTTTCAATGATGTCCAGTTCAGAATCATTAAGGTTCATAGCGATGATTTTATCGTTTCTTTTTCTATTAAAATCAGTTGCAATAGCATTAAAGTGTTCTGAAGTGTCCGAATGTTTTCTTTCTGGTGCAACTTGATACCCCATAAGCCAAGCTTCATCAACGTTTAAAGCACAGCCCAAAATAAATAGTTTGTCCTGATGAGGTTCTGACTTTCCAGATATGTACTGCGATAAAGCACTTTTTGTTAATTTCACTCCATATTTCTTACAAAAAGGTTTTGCTTTTTCAAGAATATCAACCTGGCGAGAACCCGTCTTTTCCATCCATTCTTTAAGCCTTTCTGCTGTCGTAACCTTACACATTCTGCTCACCTCCTTTATATAAGTAACAATACCACAAATGAACCTAGAGTTCAATGCCCTAGATGAAAAAAGTTCAAATTTTTGAATTTTGGTATTGACATAAAGAATTTATGGTGATAAGATGTCATTAGTTCAAGAGATTGAACCGAAAGAGAGGTGAGAAAATGAACTTTGATTACTCAAAATTGCGTGGCAAAATCGTTGAGAAATACGGATCTCAAAGTGCATTTGCCAAGGAAATGGGCTGGTCCGACAGGACTTTATCCCTTAAAATGACTTGTCAGGTACCGTGGAAACAACCGGATATTGTTAAGGCGATTGAACTGCTTGGAATTCCGGAAGAAGATGTTGGTATATATTTTTTTATGCCAAAGGTTCAAAATATTGAACTTCAATAGAATGAATGGCAGAAGGGTGGTCCAATGACAGAAGTAATTGTCCAAGGGGAGTTGGACGTAAACAAAGTATGTCAAGTCCTATCATTGATACTTAACTGTACGGTGATAGCGAAAAAGAAAGGGGTAGAACATGAAAAACAGGCTTAGCTACAGACTTTTTTGTGCCGGAGTAGTAGGGGCAGTAATATCCGGTATGTTTCTGGACGGAATGCTGTGGGGACCTGCACTGATATGTCTGGCAATATCCGTACTTGTGGGGGTAATCGGGTATGCAACTATGGATGTCGATTTAGCGTTGAAAGAATTGGAGCCAAAATCCATAAAAAATAAGAAGGAACAAAACAGGGAGAGAACTTATCAGGCATGGATCGCAACTAAAAAAATAAGGCTTTGAAGTGTGGGGACAAGTCAAAGCCCTATTTCGGGGAGAGAAAATCGGTTTGTGTGTGTTCCGATTTCCAATTTAATTATAACAACAACAACCTAAAAAGCAAGAGGAGAAAATATATGTCAGATATCAAGTTGAAGAGCATCACTCTTCAGAACTTCAAGGGATGTAAATCCCGAACGATAAACTTTGGGGATTCTATTACAGAAATCTCCGGTCAGAACGCATCTGGCAAGAGCACAATTTTGGATGGATTTCTGTGGGTACTTTTCGGGAAGGATTCTTCCGGTAATACGAACTTTGGAATCAGACCAGTGGATGAAACTGGCAAGGAAATCGATAACATCGAGATTTCCGCAGAGATAGTGTTGAATGTTTCTGGCAAGAACATCGCATTCAAGAAGACGCAGAAGCAGAAATGGACTAAGCATCGTGGGTCTGCAACTCCGGCATACGAAGGAAACGTCAATGTTTATGAGGTTGACGGTTTTCCGCAGAATGAAAAGGAGTACAAGGCAAAAATTGCTGAAATTATTTCGGAAGAGAATTTCAAGCTGATTGCGGATCTCCGGTACTTTTCCAACCTTGAGTGGAAAAAGAAAAAGGAATTGCTTTTGAACCTTTGTGGTGACCTTTCGGATGAAGATGTCATCACTTCCGATCCAGAACATTGGAGTCCGATTGCTGACGATGTACTCGCAGCCGGTGCAGAAAAAGCGAAGGACAAAGCGAAGAAAGACCTTCGGGAACTGAACAAAGTTCAGAAGGAACTTCCGGTCCGCATCGATGAAATCAGTAAACAGCTTCGGGATGTGCCAGATGCATCTGCGTTGGGAGCAGAAAAGAAGAATCTGGAGTCTGAACTGGAAGTCAAGACAGCGGAGTACGACAAGGTTAAGGCAGACTCATCTGAAGCTGAACTGCGGAAAAGGCAAATGGAAATCCAGAACAGGATTAACGAGATTGTCCAGGCTGAGACTTCCAAGATTCGTGCTGAGAAGGAAGCACTATACAAGGTGTATGCGGAGAAAAAATCTGCATACTCCAATCTGGAAGATAAAGCGGAGTTAATCCGCAGAGAAATTACCAGAAAGGATTCCCTTATCAAAGACCTTCAGACAGTTCTTTATGATGAAGGGAAGAAGTATAAAGAGATCCAGAGTCGTGAACTGGATGCAAACGCAACTGTCTGTAAGTGTTGCGGTCAGATTCTGCCAAGAGAGCAGATTGACAAAATAAATAAGGACTTTCTCGACAGGAAGAAAGCTGACGCAGAAGCATCTAAGAAACGTGGATGGGACATTAAGAATTCCATTATTAAGCATGACGCAGAACGTCAAAAGTTAGTAAATGACGAAGCTAATTTAGCTGAAAAAGTGCTGATTGCGAAGAGCGATTTCGATAGTGCCAAGAAGGAATATGATTCCTTTAATGACAATACAAACATCGAAAACAGCGAAGTAAACGCACTCAGAAATGAGTTGGAAACGCTTATATCGAAGATTAATTCCGCAAAAGATACAAAGGAAAAGCTGTACTCTATGTCTCTGGAAGTGACTGGTCTGAAAGGTAAAATCAATGCAATTAATCAGCAGATTGCTGACATTGAAGCTACAAAAAAGACCAATATCGAGATCCAGAACCGTATCGAGGAACTGCAAGAAGAACAACGAGATAACGGTCAGAAGATAGCTTTTACAGAGCAGAAGGTCATTCTCCTGGAAGAGTTTTCTATTAAAAAAGCAGAGATGCTTTCGCAGAAAATTACATCTTGTTTTGAGTTGACAAACTTCAGCTTGTTCAATCGTCAGATAAATGGTTCGATTTTGGAAGAATGCGAAATCACTCTTAAAGGTGTGAAATACAAAGACATGAATTCCGGTCATCGGATCGTATGTGCGATGGATATCATCCGTACATTCTCTGAAAAAATCGGAGTTACAGCACCACTTTTTATCGATAATGCAGAGTCTGTAAATGACTTTAATCTGCCGAAAATGAACTGTCAGTTAGTTCTGCTGAAGGTTACTGACGATCCGGAACTGGTGGTGAAGGTGGCATGAATTTGGGAAGCTTGCAACAAATCTTAGATGAATATGAATCTGGTGTCTATAACTTCACAAAGGACGGAAAGTGCGTAGAATGCGGTAATTGTTGTTCAGCCATACTGCCGGTTTCTTCCAGTGAAATCAAAGAGATAAAGCGGTATGTGAAGAAGAACAATGTCAAGACCTGCAAGCACTTTCTGCCTACACCAGATGGAGAAATGTTTGATCTTACGTGTCCGTTTCTGGATACGACAAAGCATGAAAAAAAGTGCCGGATTTATCCGGTAAGACCGACTATCTGCAAGGCTTTTAAGTGTGATAACAAGCCGTCTGATATCGAAGCCGATAAGAAACTGTCGATCATGAAATACGGTGTGGTCGATATGTGGGAAATCTTTAAGGAGGGATGATATGCGAACCATAACAACTATTGAATATGCCAAATACTCTTCCGAAGGAAAGAAGAGTGATGACAGACTGTGGAAGTATTACAAGACAAAGAGCATTTCCTGTGCCATGAGAAGATTCTTCGCAGAGCGTGGCGATCAGACAGACCTTCTGCCGACTAAGGTTTGGCAGAATACTTACGAATAAGGA